GTTGTCAGCAGAGCTAGTTAGTGCATCACCTGCTAGTCCACCGATGAGGGTGTTTTCTATGCCTGTGGTTATTTCTTTACCAGCAGACCTTCCCACGGCAGTGTTGTAAACATTTGTACCTGATGTAAAGTTTTGCTTTTGTAATGCGGCTCCACCAATGGCAACACTATTACTTCCTAATGTGTCAGCAGATAAAGCAGTCTGCCCCACAGCAACATTATCGTTTCCTGTAGTCAGCGCATCACCTGAATTATATCCTAAAGCGACATTACCTGATCCTGTAGTGTTAGCGCTTAAAGCTGACGTACCAACTGCTGTGTTGTTACTTGCGGTCGTGTTTGCTACTAAAGAGTTATAACCAACTGCTGTGTTACTTGCGCCCGTTGTAGTAAGACCTAAAGCATTTCGACCAACACCTGTGTTAAAAGATGCTGTTGTATTAGCTTCTAAAGATGCTTGACCAATTGCGGTATTGCTTGAACCTGTAGTGTTTAACTTTAAAGAATCTGTACCCACCGATACGTTGACAGAACCTGTAGTGTTTGCGCCTAAAGCACTCTTACCAACGGCTGTGTTGTTTGAAGCGGTGGTGTTTGAACCCAAAGAACCAGAACCTACTGCGGTGTTTGTCCCACCAGTCGTATTTGAACCCAAAGAACTAGAACCTACTGCGGTGTTTGACGCACCAGTCGTATTTGCATCGCCAGCTAGTCCACCGATGAGGGTATTGTTAGCGCCTGTGGTTATTGCTCCTCCTGCTTCATAGCCAACTGCAACATTAAACATATCTGCTGAATTAGTAGAGTTTTGAGTCGTTAAAGCGGCATAACCTAAAGCTACAGATTTAGCGCCTGTTGTTTCAGTTGATAAAGATAGTGTTCCTAAAGCTGTGTTTTGGTTTCCAGTTGTAATTGCATCACCAGATAATGATCCAACTAAGGTGCTGTTTATGCCTGTTGTTACTGCTGTACCTGCGGCAAAACCAACCGCCGTGTTGTTACTTGCGGTGGTGTTTGAACCCAAAGAACCAGAACCTACTGCGGTGTTTGACGCACCAGTCGTATTTGCATCACCTGCTACACCACCAATAAAGGTGTTGTTTATGCCTGTTGTTACTGCGTTACCTGCATCAAAGCCAACTGCCGTGTTGAAGGTATCCGTTGAAGAAGTAAAGTTTTGTGATCCTAACGCACTTCTACCTAAAGCTGTACTCTTAGACCCTAAAGTATCTGCTCCTAAAGCATTGTATCCCAAAGAGGTATTATGACTTGACGTTGTAAGAACATCGCCAGCCCCAGCGCCTATAAGAGTGTTGAATGTGCCTGTGGTTACTGCGTTACCTGCTTGATGCCCAACTGCTGTGTTGTTACTTGCGGTGGTGTTAGCACCTAGTGCGGCAGAACCCACGGCAACATTGTTACCACCTGTTGTCGTTGCATCCAGTGCTTCTGAGCCAACCGCTATGTTATTACCGCCACTTGTAATTGCCGTACCCGCTGCAAAACCAACAGCCACGTTTGAGCCGCCAGTTGTCATGGCAGTTAAGGCGTTAGTACCAATAGCAACTGAGTAACCATTTGATCCACTTGCAGTATCTAAAGCAGTGTTACCTAGAGCTACGTTATTAACACCGTTGGGATAGTTTCCGTCTAGCTTAATTGTGCCGCCGTCTACGTCTAGATCACCAGTAACAGTCAGATCGTCTTGAACCTTGAGATCAACCACGCTTAATGAGGCAAAGGCATCAACCACTTTAGCGCCAGAGCCAGCGCCGTCTAAATAGACAGCCTTAGAATCACCGGGTGGAATAGTAATCGTTGCGCCAGAACCTTGCTTGATAATGATATTTTGAGAACCTGATGTTCCGTTTTCAATAAAGCAAAATTTATTAACAGTGTTAGGAGCAATAGTAATTGTACAAGCAGAGTCGAGCGTACCTGTATATTCGACGTATAAAGCTCTAACTGGGTCTGTAGCGCCATCAGCTATTGTTGATGTGTGCGTGTTAGCGTTGGTCGTGATGCCCTCTGTGCCGTAGCCTAGAGCCTCTCCAATTAATTCAAGGTTTGTGTTGGTTATTGTACCCCATGAGCCTGACGCATCGCCAGTTGCCATCTCATTGAGGCGGAGGTCATTTACATAGGTACTAGCCATATTAATCTATCCTTACTATTGCGTTGGAGGCGGTGTTTGCAGGAAATACAATTTTAAATGTACCACCAGCAACTGTAAAGTCACCACCAAAATCTAAGATTGCGATTGCGCCTCGTGCGTTTGACGATGCATCGCCAAGTGTCTTATTATAAATCAATGCGCCTCGCGCAGTGAATGTCGCTGATGTCCACGCAGGATCGGCGCTATCAAAACAACCAGACGTGCCGTTTTCAATGACTGTCTTACTTGCCAGAGCTTCTCCACCAGTAGTGTATCCATTGCCGTTGGCGACTTCATTAGATGTTATGTATCCATCTGTGGTAGCATTTAGTGTTGCGGAACTTGTGTAGAGTGCAATCATTATTGTATCGCTGTCTAAGTGCTGATCACCCAGCAGGACATCTTTTTTAAATAGTGTACTCATCGCTTGTGTAATAGCCATTATAAACCTCCATTATATTCTGCCGCGTAATCGCGTTGCATCTCTTGTACAAATAATTGCAGTGCTTCGTCAAATTGTGTTTTATAAAGCGCCAATGTCTCTCCAGCTTTGAGAAATGCTGATGCCTCATATAGACACGCCGATAGTAACACATTTTCGGCATTGTCGCCAACCCATGTGTTTGCGTTGCTTGAACTTAATCCTGCCTCTGGTGCAATAAAGTCAACTTGGTATGGATCAGTCGAATTTGGTGTTGGGGCAATTGTTATTGTAGTGCCTGCCGTATTTGCTGATTTTGTGCTGTAAAATTCTGGTGTACTTTGCAAAGTAGCGTTAGGCCAGTAATCACGCAGATATGAATCTACCCTGTGGTTAAGGTATGAAGAAACATTTGAGCTTATTACCGATACCTGCCTAATCATCCTCGCTGATGCCACTACATAGTCAGTAGTTCCAGCAACAAGATTGGCTGTTGTGCTTTGCCTAAAGCAAGGTAAATTTGGCAGGCGCTGAAAGATGATATCTTCCGCCTGCGCTATTATCTGATCTACAGAAGCTGTAAGTTCTGCTGAGTCATCTTCCAAAAAGTTTTGGATGTTTGCAACTAAAGTAGTGTAATTCATTTATTCACCCCATCCATTTATTCCCCAACCTTCTTGGCCCCAGCCAAGAACTTGGACATTTTCTGTGCCAACTGCGCCTGTGCCAGCCACGCCAGCTTCATTAATTGATAAGTCTAAAGCCTCTATGCCAACAGCACCTGTGCCAGACAATCCAGATACACCCTTAATTCCAATAACTGTGGCGGCTCCAACTGCACCTGTACCAGCAACACCAGCTTCTGCTAATGTTAGCTCTAGTAATTCATTGCCAGTTGCACCTGTACCAGCATCCCCAGTTGCTTCTGGGCCAGACACAATAAGTACGTTACCAGTATTACCATTAGCTGGAACGCCCACTGGAGGGCGAAGCCGTGGATCAATTGTCCAGTCCTGCGTAAAGCCAATATATATTGCAACATTCTCAGGATCGTTATCTGGTCTAGCATTAAATAAGGCAGTCGCGTCTACAACATTTTTAGCAGGAGTAAGTTGTGGATGTTTTGGCTCGTAGTCTTCAGGTGAAACACGCAAGCCATCCCAAGTCGTCTTCAATTTGGTATATCTTACCCGAAGACCACTTATATCGCTTATTGCGTAGGATTTTTTTCCTCTTGCGTATTTTGCCATTAATATAAATTCAGCACGGTAGGCTGAATCCTCAGACTTACGCCATCATTATCAGCAGATGACGCAAAGTTAAATGAACGCTCATACATTTCATTTAGTATTGTGAATTTATCATTTGCAAATTTTAGTGACAGCTTACTTGCCAGACCAGCGCAGATACAGTCGTTCCACCGATATGGAATGTCTGCGTCTTGATTTGATGCCGTGACATCCTCTAGCTGGTTTATAGCCCAATAGACTATGCTGTACGTTGATCTGTCTGGTATCTGCCAAAGGTAAAGAATTGGAGTGGCTTGCTTGTCCAACATATACTGGCTTGGCTTACCACTAGAAGTTTTATTTGGCAGTTGGTTGTAGTCAGCAATCGACACACGATTAATAATCTGGTCAGACGTATCTGATCCAGAGCTGTCGCGGATTACCGCGTCTAAAATATCAATCGTGCCAGCAGGTAGTGGGTAGGGCGCTGTCTGCCCATTCACCAATGTCAGAGTATTCTGAGATAAAGTCCAGTAATTAATACCTCTGTTAGCCCACTCAGAGAAGAGAAGATTAAGACTGCGCCGTGCAGATACAGCCCTATCGCCTGTTTGAACTTGTGGATCTACTCCGCAACGCTCAAACGCCTCAGTGATAATCTCTTCGATATCTGGCTTAAACGCTACGGTTCCTGAAGTTGCCATTTATTTCCCCTATGCGAAAAACACGTTCATTAATACAACTGTAGCAACTGTATATTTTACAGATAAGCCATTCTTAAAAAGCATACCCTCATCTGGAATAGTGTTGTCCACAGTTGAATTGTCTGTGCCAATAGTCTGAGCTTTAAATATGATAGTGCCGCTGTCTGGCGTACCATTAAAGAAATCAACTAACCCTGCCGTTCCAGCGGAGACAATTGAATAGCCTTTTAGTCGAGTTCGTCCACCACCAGCTACTGCACTAGCACAAAGCGAACCAGATCCAACTGTAATGTTTCCTGCGTATTGAGCAGAACATTCTACTGCACTAACTGTTACAAATAACTTAGCACCTGCTACTGCTTCAGCAGAACCAGTTGAAGTTATTACTTCAGTGATAGCATTTCCGAAAACATCTGTGCCAGTAATAGTACACGTCTTATTGTTGTCGCCAGTCCCTGCCGTAGTTACAGTTACGTTTCTAGCGCCGCCACCTAAGAAGGTAGTTGCCGCCATCGTTGCTGATGTATTTGGCCTAGCCGCTGTAACCAACCGATCTGGATCGGCGGCATTTTCGTCTGTTATAAAGCCAACTTGTACGTCTGTTTGTATGCCCATATTAATCTCCTACAAGATAATAAGCTGGGAGACAAAGCTCCCAACTAAATTAATTACGCAATTTGCACATACTCGATGATGAACGTAAACGAACCAGCAGTTGTAGCATTAACAGTGTTAGTAATGTTACAGAAGATGTTTCGCGCCGCAGAAGCATACTGAACGGATGCAGGAGCAGTTGTGGCATCTTGAGTCTGAACAACTAATTCAGTCAAAGTTACGTTACCTAGAACAACTGTTGTACCAGCGTCTAAGATTTCGTCAGCCTGAGTAGCTACAATCTGTGAACCAGAAGAAGATGTACCTACTTCATAACCAATGTCACCACTTCCTGTTACAGGTGCAGTTACACAAAAGATTTTAATGTCAGTAATAATTGTATTAGCTGGCTGTGCAAATACGCCAATAGTTGGCGAGTCACCAGCAGTTGAGTTTACTGTTACGCCTGTGGCAAAGCCAACGTGCTTAACAAATTT